CAACAAGTCTGACGCTTGGGCCAAAGCCGCTTCTAAATTGACACTGTCCGAGATGGCATACAGCACCGTGCTCATAGGGCGAGCAGGTAAATGACTTTGCAGGTAGTAATCGAGCGCACGATCCGTGGCGGCACGGTCAAGCAACAGTGAATTGCACAGAGCAGCATCTTGCAGGATGGTAGAAGGTGGATCAGGTGTAATTTTTTTCATTGCAACTCCGACTCGCTTATTGGAGCTGGCCCCATGTCGCGACTAAACGCATGGGTGGCAGCCGTACGCAGGTTAGTCGACCGGTGAGCTCGGAAACCGGCGCGCCACAAGGACGCCCTGCGCACGGCCACCAAAAAGTGCGGCCGAAAAAAAACGCCTCACTAAGGTGGCGCCTTGCGCCTTGCTCATAAACCGGGCGACTAAACCCGACCACTGTTTTTTTCAGCGGTGGACCGAGACTAGTGCTCGATGCAGAGCGACGCAAGCGCGCGGGATTTTCTAGGAAGTTTCGCGAGATAGAAAGGGAAACGTCGTACGAATTGCCTGATTGTGCATCCGTAGACTGTGATTACGTCGCAGTTACTGCATCATTGAGTCAAAGATGACGCTTAGTGGGCCGCTTCAGGCTGGCTGGATTGATTAGCAAATAGTTGCTCTATTTGGAGGAATCGTTAACAATGGATTACGTAGCTACGTTGTAGCTACAATATTAGCCAGCGAGGTAAGATTATGGCCGCATTACTAAAAACCACTGACGTGCGCTGCCGCATCGAGGAGGACTTGAAAGAGCGCGCCACGGCTGTACTGCAAAGCTGCGGGCTTAGCATCAGCGATGCAATGCGTCTGTTTCTTCGACAAGTTGTCGAAACACAAGGGTTGCCCTTTGAGGTTCGGGTGCCGAGCGAAAAAACCGCCCAGGCTCTTGTGCAAGCTCGCGAAATTCGCCGTCAGTTTAATTCGATGCAAGAAATGCTAGAGGGTTTGCATGGCGAAGCAGGAGAAGAAACAAAAGCGGGCACCCATACCAAGAAGCGTCGCGTACACGCTTAACTTCAAAAAGTCCTGGAAACGCTATGAGCGGGCTGGGATAAGGGACATGAACGAAGCTATCAGGGTCATGTCTCTACTTTTTGAAGGCAAGCAACTGCCACCCGAGTACCTTGACCACGAGCTACGAGGCAACTGGGAAGGTGCTCGCGAATGCCATATCGGCGGTGATTTCCTCTTGATTTACCAGGATGACAGCTACTTAGTGACCTTCGTCGATTTAGGCACACACAGTGAGCTTTTCGGCTAGGCGCATTACGAGCCATGCTCGGCCCGTGCGGGCCACACCGTTACCGCAACACGACTAAAAAATGTTTATTTCCGATGATAAAAGGCTGGTTGCGCAGACTGCACACATATTGGTTGTTCACCTGAGCGCCGCGCACTGCCGACTGAATGAGCGAGCTTGCTCGCGATCTTTTGACCTTTTAAAAAGATCGCGAGCAAGCTCCTACAACATCCGCGCGGACGATTAACTCAAAGCCCATGCCTACCTAGACCTTGAACACTTGGGTGTCACTCCTTCTGAACTGATGCGCCAGGCATTGCAGTACCTAGCCGAACGCGGCCAACTGCCCTTTCGCCCCGTGCTGATGACCAAAGAAGACGAGGCCCTCATCAACACCATCCGTGAGCGCCTGGCAGCACAGCAACGGGTCAAAGTTACATTAGATGACCTTTAGTCTTGAGTTTAATAAGCGTGAACTTAATGAGTGGCAAAAACTCGGAGACACGATCAGGCAGCAATTCAAAAAAACTGGCAGAAGTACTTATCAACCCATGCGTCGAGGCAAAGGAATCTTCTTTGACAAAACTGTAAAAAATAATCACTTGACTCACTTAACAAACACAGACGGGACCTGCGGCAAGCCACACCATTCAGCTATACGATTATACTTACCGGCTACATCCTTAAATATTTCCCAACCAGCATCAAGCTTATCTAGAGCAGTATTTATTTCCGTCCCTTTTTCCAAAGCACTCTCGATCACCCGTCGAAATTTACTCATAGCAGGAGATGCTCTCACAGCATCTGGATCTTTACATTTCTCTACAGAAGATAATGCCCCCTCCAACTCTTTAAAAGTCAAATGTGCAGGGCTTGTGCTAGGGATACCTTCGAGCAGTTCATTCAAACCACCTAACACAGCAGCAATATCTAAGTTTATCTCTACAGTGTTAACGATAGATATATCAGGTTTAAAATCAATCATAACTGTATTTTTAGCTGAGAGACCAACACCAACCACGCCAAGAAATCTATCATACATAGCATTCTGAACCCCTATAATATCTTGCTGAGACTCTACTCTAAGCTTAGCTATTCTTAGCTCTGCCCTTAACTCCAAAATCAGCTTATCACTTTTTGTAAATTTCTCCGGCCGTTCAGCGCCAGTCACTATAAGCTCATATTCATGAAGAGCCTTCTCAACAACTTCAGATCGACCACTTTCAGTTTCAATAATCATTCTAACAGTAAGGCCCTGCTGTTCAATTTTAACTGAAGCGTTTTCTTCAGGATATTGTTCCCTAAGATAAGCACCAAAAAAACTAAGAATACCCAAACCTGCCTGGTGGTATTCCGAAGGAAATTCAATACTTCTGTCTACAACATAGTTAGGTTGTTTAACATTAGTATCTGGCAAGATTTCAGTTACCGTAGGCCCCTTTACAGACGCTTCAGACGAGTAACCTAGTATCAGGAAAGGATGCTGATGACTAAGTGGAGAAAGCACCTCTAATTGCGAAAGATGAGCTTCAAAAGACTCACGCCTGACCAAATGACTACCTGACGAACGGAAAAATTTACGCATCGGAACCAACATTACAGGAATTTCAATCAACCCTAGCTTAACTGCCAAAGTACTCTGTTGAAAAATCCACCTACTCAAAGTATCAACTATCCCCATAGGAAGGGACACACAAAAACCGTTCTTACTTGCCCCCATATGAGTTAAATTAACTTTCCTCCCTCCAATCTCATAAAATTCTTTACCAATGGACTTCCATCCTCTTTTGTTGAGCGCTTCATCCCAGAATTCACGATAACTTGATCTTTGCTCATTCCCTTCCATATGCGTAACCATTTCTGCAAGTGCTTCCATAGCCTCTTCAAGCTCCCCCCCGTCACTCTTTACCACAACATCCCACGCCCCTTTAAAACTAACAACACTATTAATAAACATACAAATCCTCAGACCTAAAATATTGCAAATTATAACTTACTTAACATGACAATATTAAGTATAAACACCACCATCCGCAGATAATAGCCATACGACATCATTATACTCATTACACCAAATTTCTGCTCCTTCCTTAAGGTCTCAGATTAGTAGAAACCTATAACCCGATGTAATACGTTCCTATACAGATCACAAATACTGTCAACACGTTCATACAGAGCCACCATCCCCCCATGAACAACCTCCCCGCCCTCGCCCGTATGCTCGAAAATCTCATCCGCTTCGGCACCATTGCCGAAACCCAGATGAAGCCCCCGCGTGTGCGGGTTAAAACCGGCACGTTGCTGACCGGCTGGCTGCCGTGGATTGCCTTACGCGCCGGGGCCGATACGGACTGGGACCCGCCCACTGTCGATGAGCAGGTGATTCTGTTCAGCCCGTCGGGCCAGCTCGCCAACGGTATTGCTCTAACCGGGATTTACAGTACGGCCAACCCGGCCAACGGCGAGCAGGAAGGTGTGCACCGTCGCACGTACCGCGACGGTACGGTGATTGAGTACGACAGCGTAGCTCACCATTTAAACGCGGTGCTGGCCGATGGCGGTACTACAACGCTGATCAGCCCTGGTGGGATTACTGTTGTGGGCCCGATCACTCACGAGGGCGATTACACCCAAACCGGCAATCAGTCGGTCACGGGCAAGGTGACGGTGTCGGATGATGTGGTAGCGAGTGGCATTAGTTTAGTCACGCACATTCACGGCGGTGTGTTGCCCGGCCCTGGTGTGACGAGTGTGCCGCTATGAACCGTGAAACCGGCGCGGCGATCAGTACGGTGGAGCATATCGGCCAGTCGATCAGCGATATTTTGACCACCCGCCTCGGCACTCGTGTGATGCGCCGCGAATACGGCAGTTTGCTGCCCGAGCTGGTGGACCAGCCGTTCAATGACGCCACGCGTTTACGGGTGTATGCCGCGAGTGTGATGGCGATTATGCGGTGGGAGCCACGGGTCTGTATCAGCCGGGTGCAGTTGCTCGGCGCCACGCTGCAAGGCCAAGTGGTGATGGATATTGAAGGGCGCATTCTGGACCGTAATCAGGCGTTAAGCATGAGCCTGCCCCTGCAATTGGGAGGCAGCGCATGAACACTTTCGCCGCGATTGATTTGAGCCTGTTGCCCGCGCCACACATCGTGCAGCAGATTGATTACGAGCAGGTCCTTGCTGAGCGCAAAGCTTATGCCATTAGCCTGTGGCCTGCCGAACAACAGGCGGATATTGCCGCACGCCTGAATCTGGAATCAGAACCGCTGACCAAGTTGTTGGAAGAAAACGCCTACCGCGAAGTGCTCTGGCGCCAACGGGTGAATGAGGCGGCGGTGGCCAATATGTTGTCGCTGGCCACCGGCAATGACCTGGACAACCTCGCGGCCAATTTTAACGTTCAGCGCTTAGTGATTACGCACACCGACGCCAACGCCAGCCCGCCAACCGTGCGCGTGCTGGAGGGCGACGACAGCCTGCGCGAGCGGACACAGATGGCTTGGGAGGGACTTAGCACTGCGGGCCCTCGTAATAGTTATATTTTCCACGCCCGCGCGGCTGACGGCCGGGTGGGTGATGCCACCGCTGAAAGCCCCAGCCCTGCAGTGGTGGTGGTGACAGTACAAGCGCTGTTGGGTGACGGCAGCGCCGAACCCGGCTTGCTGGCCACGGTTGCGGCTTACCTCAGTGATGAGGATCGGCGCCCGGTGGCTGACCGCCTCACGGTGCAAACCGCACAGGTGGTTGAGTACCCGATCAACGCCACGCTGTACCTGAACACCAGTGGCCCGGAGTCGGAACCGATTCTTGCGGCCGCTGAACAACGCCTGCTGGGGTATGTCCATCAGCGTCGGCGTTTGGGCATGGAGGTGACCGAGTCGGCCATTCACGCCGCGCTGCATGTAGAAGGGGTTCGCAAGGTTACCTTGCAGCACTGGCAAGACATACGCGCTACACCGTACCAAGCGCCTTTTTGCAACGCTATGGTGCTGTCGCTGGGGATTGAGCCGTGACCAGGGTGTCGTTGTTGCCGCGTAATGCCAGCGAACTGGAACAGCTCGCTGCGGTGGCCTTGGCGCAGATTCAGCGGGTGCCTATTCCGTTGCGTCAGTTGTGGAACCCCGCCACCTGCCCCACCGAGTTGCTGCCGTACCTGGCCTGGTCTTTTTCGGTCGACCGCTGGGACAGCCAGTGGCCGCAAAGTACCAAACGCGCGGCGATTCGGGCGTCATATGCCATCCATTCACGTAAAGGCACCCTCGGTTCATTGCGCCGGGTGGTGGAGCCGCTGGGGTATTTGATTGAGGTGATTGAATGGTGGCAAACCGTGCCTGAGGGCATCCCCGGCACGTTCGCGCTCGAGGTGGGCGTGCTGGACTCTGGCATCACCGAGGAGATGTATCGGGAACTCACCTTTTTAATTGATGACGCCAAGCCCGTGAGTCGTCACTTAACCGGCTTGGCCATCAGCCTCGAAACCACCGGCCTCATCAACATTTACAGCTGTGTGTATGAGGGCGAAGTCATCGACGTGTATCCGCCTGCACCGCGTGACATTGAGGTGACCGGCCAGTTCGGCCCGGTGGGCCGCGAACATCAAATCGAAACCCTGGACGTGTACTCATGATTGATCAAAACAGCCAGTTCATGGCGATCCTCACCGCCGTCGGGGAAGCCAAGCAAGCCAATGCCGACGCGCTGGGCATTCCTTGGACGTTCTCGCAAATGGGTGTAGGGGATGCCAACGGCACCGATCCAATCCCTGATCGGCTGCAAACCCAACTGATTCGCGAGCAACGCCGAGCACCGCTCAATCAGGTCAAAATCGACCCGAAAAACAGCAACGTGATCATCGCCGAGCAAGTCATCCCAGAGAACGAAGGCGGCTGGTGGATTCGTGAAATCGGCCTGTATGACCTCGACGGTGATTTGGTGGCCGTGGCTAATTGCGCGCCAAGTTTCAAGCCTTTGCTGGCTCAAGGCAGCGGCAAGACCCAAGTGGTCCGCATGAACTTCATCGTCACCAGTGCCGCCAATGTGGTGCTGAAAATCGACCCCAGTGTTGTGCTCGCAACGCGTCAATACGTTGATGAACGCATTATCGAAGTGCTGCCGCCGACCCGCCCAGCAGGCACCTATCAGAAGGTTACGATCAACGAACGGGGCATAGTGATCGAGGGCAGCAACCCCAACACGCTGGCCGAAAACGGCATTGTTGATGCGTTTACCCAAACGGAAAGTGATCACCGCTATTTGCTGAAATCGGACTACCCCGCAGGTATTCCTCGCAACACGGCATTGTTAGGTGAGTCGGGGTGGTGGTGCTGTGCAGACACCGGGTTGGTTCGCCAGCGTACCCGGGTGCACATCGGTGATATTGCGCCCGGCTCCACGGTCAGTGTTTTCTGGCCTACACAGTTTCCTACTCAATGTTCATCTGTCCTCGTCGCGTTGGAGGTTGCGGACGCAAAGATGACGCTTGATCACTTCATCAATGTTCAATGCGCGCTGGTGAGCAAAAGCGTCGCGGGGTGTGCATTCATTTTCGACGAGTGGATCAGTGGCATACAAGATTTGATCCTTAACGTACAGGCAGAGGGAAACTAACCATGGCCTGGTATTTCAATATGCAAACACTCGGTTTCATGACCACGGTGATCTGCGGTGAGCGCACACTCCAAATCCCGGACCCTGACTGGAAACCGGACCCTGACAGTGAGGAGATCGACCCACAACACCCATTGATTACCGTGGACAATCCAGCGTGCACACTGGCACCCGAAGCACTGTTATGGCCGCTCACCGATGCAGACTATGCCGCCTTATTTGCCGGGCAAGGGGCGGGTAAAGTCATCAGCACCACGGCTCAAGGGCACCCTATATTGACGGACAGGCCCGCGCTTACCCCCGAACAAATACAGATGCAGCAAGCCGCCGATCAGGCTCAACGCCTAACGGCTGCGAACGCCCACAAGGCTACCCTGGCTGAGCGCATCGCCACCTTGACAGATGCCGTGGACAATATCGGGCAACCCGGTGTGGAAGCCTTTGCGGCCACCCTAGAAGAACAGGATGAATTGGCACGCCACCAGCGAGCATTGGTGCAGTGGAAAAACTACACCATTGCGTTGAGTCGCGTAGTGCCAACCGCTGAGCCCGTTCAATGGCCGCTAAAGCCAGAAAGCTGACACTGCACAATCGGGCGTCGACGCGTGCGCGCCCTGTAACCCCAGCACTTACAAGCCCCTCCCCTCGCCGAGCCGTCACGCGCGCGGCAGCCTGTGCAGTGTCACCCCACTGCGCAGGCACCACCCATGGCCGATTATCTTCACGGCGTGCGGGTCATCGAACTCAACGATGGCACCCGCCCCATTCGCACCATCCCCACCGCTGTCATCGGCATGGTTTGCACCGCCGAAGACGCGGACGCGGCGTTCTTTCCACTGGACACGCCGGTACTGATTACCAACGTACAAACCGCGGTTGGCAAAGCCGGGGTTAAAGGCACCCTCGCCGCGAGCCTGCAAGCCATCGCCGACCAGACCAAGCCGTACACCATTGTGGTAAGGGTGCAGGAAGGCGCCGATGAGGCTGCAACCACTAGTGCCCTGATCGGCACCACCACCGCTGACGGCAAATACACCGGCATGAAAGCCCTGCTCGCCGCCAAGGCCCGACTGGGCATGGTGCCGCGCATTCTGGGGGTACCGGGCTTGGACAGCCTGCCGGTGGCCACCGCGTTGGCGAGCATCGCCCAGCAATTACGGGCGTTCGCTTACGTGAGTGCCTGGGACTGCAAAACCAAAGAAGAAGTGGTGGCTTACCGCGATAACTTTGGCGCCCGCGAGCTGATGGTCATTTGGCCGGATTTTCTGAACTTCGACACCACTATCAGCCAAACCGCTGTCGCGTCAGCGGTGGCTCGCGCCTTGGGCTTGCGCGCCAAGATCGATCAGGAAGTGGGCTGGCATAAAACCTTGTCCAACGTCGCAGTCAACGGGGTGACGGGTATCAGCGCCGATGTGTTCTGGGACCTGCAGAACCCGGCCACCGATGCCAACTACCTCAACAGTAACGAAGTCACCACTTTGATTAACGAAGGCGGCTATCGCTTCTGGGGGAGCCGCACGTGCTCCGACGACCCGCTGTTTGCCTTTGAGAATTACACCCGCACCGCACAAATTTTGGCCGACACCATGGCCGAGGCGCATATGTGGGCGGTGGATAAACCGATGCACGCCTCACTGGTGCGCGACATCGTCGAGGGCGTTAACGCCAAGTTCCGCGAGTTGATCTCGCAAGGTTATTTGATCGGCGGCGGTTGCTGGTTCCCCGATGACATCAACGACAAAGACACCCTCAAGGCCGGCAAGCTGTACCTGGATTACGACTACACCCCAGTGCCGCCCTTGGAAGACCTAACCCTGCGCCAGCGTATCACCGACCGTTACTTGATCGACTTCGCCAGCAAGATCAACCGTTAAAACGGGGCGGCCACTCTGTGCCTGCCCCTAGGAGAACCGCGTTATGGCCTTACCTCGCAAGCTCAAAAACCTGAACCTGTTCAATGACGGCAATAGCTATTTGGGTGTGGTCAAGTCCGTCACGTTGCCGCCACTGGCTCGCAAGATGGAAACCTATCGTGGCGGCGGTATGAATGGCGGTGTCAAGGCCGACTTGGGCATGGCCGACGATGGTCTGCAGTTCGATTGGAAAACCGGTGGCATGGATTTGATTTCGCTCAAGCAGTTCGGCGCGATCAACGCGTCGGCCATTGCCCTGCGTTTTTCCGGCGCGTTTCAGCAAGACGATACGGGCGAAACCAGCACCGTGGAAATCGCTGTGCGCGGGCGCCATGAGTCCATCGAAATGGGCGACGCCAAGCCCGGCGAAGACACCGAACACAGCATTAAAACCGTCTGCACGTATTACAAGTTGACGGTCGATAACGAGGAAATCATCGAAATCGATTTGCTCAATTTTGTCGAGAAGGTCAATGGCGTCGACCTGCTGGAAAAACAGCGCAGCGCCTTGGGCATCTGACCCACCCCTGACCCTTTACCCCGGAGACTCACATGAACACCACCGAAACCGCTGGAACGCTGCCTGCTGTCGATGACAACTGCGTGACCCTCGACCAGCCGATCAAGCGCGGCACCACTGAAATTGCCAGCCTCAGCCTGCGCAAACCCTCATCCGGTGAGCTGCGCGGTGTGTTGTTGATCGATTTGTTGAACATGGATGTGTCGAGCCTGATCAAGGTGATTCCGCGTCTGAGCAGCCCCAGCATTACCGCGCCGGAAGCCGCCGGCATGGACCCGGCTGACCTGTTGGCCATCGGCAGCAAGATTGCCGGTTTTTTGTTGCAGAAGTCGGCGAAGACGGATGCATTCCTCGCTGCGTAGAAGACGCCATGGCTGACTTGGCGGTGGTGTTTCATTGGGCCCCAGCGGAGATGAATCATCTGGGCCTGCAAGAGCTGATGGACTGGCGCGAGCGTGCCAGGGTGCGGAGTTCAACCGATGGCGAATGATTTAAGACTGAGGGTGTTGCTCAATGCCATTGACCGCGTAACTGCACCCTTGCGCAGTATTCAGCGGCAGTCCAACGTGGCTGGCCAAGCGCTCAAAGCAGCAAGAGACAAGCTCAAAGCGCTCAATGACTCGCAGAAACAAATCAATGGTTTCCGCGAGCTAAAGCAAGGTCTTAACTCTACCCGCACCGAACTGCAGGCTGCCCAGCAACGTACTCAGGCACTCGGACGCGCACTGTCACAAACGCAAAATCCAACCCGTGCCATGACACGAGAGTTTGAGCAAGCCAAACGCGCTATGCAGCAACTCAAGCAGCAGGAAACGGCCCAAACGCAGCAACTTCAACAGATGCGTCAACGATTGAGCGCTGCCGGAATTTCGACACGAAACCTGGGTGAGCATGAGCGCCGTTTACGCCAAGACATTATCAATGCCAACCAGCAGATGGAACGGCAACGTCAACGCCTCGAGGCCCTCACCCGCCAACAGCAACGTCTGACTCGCGCCAGTCAGACCTATCAACGTCAACAGCAGTCGGTTGGCAAATTAGCGGGTAAGGGCGCGGCAGCAGTTGCCGGTGGTGGCGCTGCGCTGTATGCGGGGGCACGGCTACTCAGACCTGGGGTTGAGTACGGCGCCCAAATGGGCGAGTTGCAGGCTGTTACTCGCTTGGAAAAGGACGATGAGCGCTTCTCTGCGCTCAAGCAACAGGCGCGTGACTTGGGGGCCTCTACGGCGTTTAGTGCCACGCAGGTTGGTGCTGGCCAAACCTTTCTAGCACGTGCAGGTTTTACCCCTGAAGCTATCAATGCCTCTATGCAAGACGTGCTCGATCTTGCACTTGCCAACGGCGTCGATCTGGCACGCTCGGCTGATATCGCGTCGAATATCAGCAGTGCTTTTAAGATCGACCCGCAGGTGGGAGGCAACATAACCCGCGTGACAGATGTGCTTTCCGCCGCATCTTCACGCGCAAACGTAAACCTCGAAATGCTTGGCGACACCATGAAGTACATGGGTTCAGCCGAAGGTCTGGGACTGACACTTGAGCAAGCAGCAAGCATGGCGGGTTTACTGGGCAATATTGGCATTCAAGGCAGCCAAGCCGGTACAACCCTACGCGCCATGCTCAATCGACTGACCGCGCCAGCCAAAGAAGCGAAAAAATCAATGGCGGAACTGGGCCTGCAGGTCAGTGATTCCAACGGCAACCTTCGCGCGATGCCTGACATCCTTCAGGACGTGGCCACCGCCACTGCCAAGATGGGCAACATTGAGCGAGCAAAGCACCTCAAGGTTATTTTCGGGGAAGAAGCGGGCTCTGGTATGGCTGAGCTGATCAATAAACAAGGGACGGGTGCCATGACAGCACTCTTGGGCGAACTTAAAAACGCTCAAGGTGAAAACTCTAAAATGGCACGCATCCGAGCGGACAATATCGACGGTGACCTTAAAAGCCTGCGCAGTGCCTGGGAAGAAGTTGGCATTAGCATTACCGATGTCAACGACGGGCCAATACGGCAAGCGGTTAAAAGTATTACTGACGTGATTAGAACCGTGGGTGAGTGGATTAAACACAACCCTGCACTTAGCGCTGGCCTATTCAAGGCAGCAGCCATTATTGCTGGTTTCACTGCGGTAGTGGGTGGCCTGATGATTGCTGTCGCCAGTGCATTACTGCCATTTATTGCACTGCGCCTGATGCTGGCTCAAGTGGGTATTCGCCTGCCCGGTTTGATCACGCTGTTCTGGAACCTCGGCAAGAACGTGCTGCCCTTTGTCGGCAAGGCTGTGATGTGGCTCGGGCGAGCACTGCTACTAAATCCGGTCGGTATTGCGATCAGTGCCATTGCCGCTGCCGCCTATCTCATCTACAACAACTGGGATGCGGTCAAAGGTTACTTCGTCAGTGCCTGGGCTGAAATCAAGGCCGGCTTTGACGGCGGTGTTGGCGGCATCGTAACGGTGCTGACCAACTTCAGCCCGGTCGGGCTGATATACCAAGCCTTTGCGGGTGTATTGAGTTACTTGGGCATTGATCTGCCCAACCGCTTTACCGAGTTCGGCGGCATGATTGTCAATGGTTTGGTCAACGGGTTGTATGCAGGGCTGGGCAAGATAAAAACGGCTATCAACAACATCGGCGATTCGACCATTGCATGGTTCAAGGAAAAGCTCGACATCAACAGCCCGTCGCGGGTGTTTGCACAGTTGGGCAATTTCACTATGGCCGGCCTGGCCCAAGGCTTGAACGAGGGCAGCCATGGCCCGCTGAACGCCATCGGCGAGCTCAGTAAACAGTTAACGGCCAGCAGCGCACTCGCCATCGGTACCCTCAGCACCCCTGCGCTGGCTGTTGATACGCGCGCGCCTATCAGCCAGGCAGGTACCTCCACATACGACAGCAACGACCACTACGAAATCAACATCCACTCCACGCCCACCATGGACGCCCAAGCCATTGCCCGTGCGGTACGCATTGAACTGAGCCGTATCGACAACGAAAAATCGGCCCAACGTCGCAGCCAATTTTCTGACATGGACTAACCACTATGATGCTTGCCCTCGGCATGTTCGTGTTCAGCCTTTCGACGTTGGCCTACCAAGAGCTGCAGCGCCAGACCGATTGGCGTCACCCCAGCAGCAGCCGGGTCGGTGCTGCGCCGGCACGGCAATTTATTGGTCGGGGCGACGACAGCATCACCCTGCCCGGCATCCTCTTTCCCGAGCTGGCCGGCAGCACGCTGAGCCTAGACGCGTTACGCCTAATGGCCAACACCGGCAAGGCATGGCCAATGATTGAGGGCAGCGGGCGCATTTACGGCCTGTGGATAATCGAGAGCCTGAGTGAAACCAAGACTGTGTTCTTCCGGGACGGTACGCCGCGCCGGATCGAATTTACTCTGAACCTTAAGCGTATCGACGATGATCAGCTCGACTTGATCGGCGCCGCGACCAGCGCAGGGGTCAACGTTCTAAGAGGTTTACTGTGATCGATGATGTAGCCGGGTATCTGCACAACACCGCCGAACGTGTGCAACGTGACGCGGTGTACGCGACCCCAGTGTTTCGTATTACCGTAGATGGCAACGATATTGCCCAACTCATCAGCCCGCGCCTGATCAGCCTCGAGCTGACCGACAACCGAGGGCTTGAGGCTGATCAACTGAGCCTCACCCTCAGTGACCATGACGGCCTGCTGGCCATGCCAGCCAAAGGCGCACTGCTGCACCTTTGGCTGGGCTGGAGCGATACCGGACTTGTGAATAAAGGCAGCTATACCCTCGACGAACTGGAACACAACGGTGCCCCGGATACCCTGAGCCTGCGCGCCCGATCGGCAGACTTGCGCAAGAGCTTGAAGACCAAACGCGAGCGCAGTTGGAGTAACAAAACCCTCGGCGATGTGATCAACGACATTGCCCTAGGCAACGACCTGAAACCGACTATCGCCCAGACGTTAGCCGGGCAGCCCATTCTGCAACTTGATCAGGCCAATGAGTCCGACGCCAACCTGATCAGCCGCTTGGGCGAAGAATTCGACGCGGTGGCCAGCGTTAAAGCGGGTTGCCTGCTGTGCCTGCCAGCGGGCGGTGGTCAGTCGGTGACCGGCATCGTCCTACCCCATATCACTCTCACCCGCGAAGACGGCGACCAGCACCGCTACCTACAAGCCGACCGCGACAGCTATGACGGGGTTCGGGCGTACTTTTACGACATCAACAGCGCCAAAAAGCAGGAAGCCATCGCCGGCGGGGGTGACAACCTCAAAGACCTGCGCCACACCTACAGTGACCTACAATCGGCACTGCGTGCTGCCCGTTCTGAATTCAAGCGCCTGCAACGCGCCAGCGCGACCCTGAGCTACACCTTGGCAAAGGCGCGCCCGGACTTGATCCCGGAACTGACCTACACCCTGATGGGCATCAAAGACGAAATCGACGCCATCATCTGGTACGGCGGCAACGTGCAACACAGCCTGAGTGCGGATGGCGGGTACACCATGAGCCTGGAACTGGAAAGCAAGTTGCCGGAGGATGGGGTTGAGGATTTGGCAGAAAACGACGATGGCGATTACACGGGGGTAATTGCTTACTACCGAGACCCGAAGACGGGCAAAGAAAAGACGGTTACTGCGGGGGACCCAGACAAGCCGAAACGGCTACAGTGGTTGTATGCCAGCGAGCAAACGGCTAGACGAGCGGTAGGCCGGGAGTGGGCACGAAAGAACTTTCCTACGGGTTGAGCGTTTGCTCATAAAAGAGTAATCCCATAAGCTATTAAGCATGAATACACAGACCTCGGAGGTTGTCATGGCCACCACCAAGAAAGCCGAAAAACCGCGTAAAAAGGTCATCAGCCACGAGCTGACTTATCTTGATGTCCGCCAAGCCGCACGCGATGGGCAAAAGGCTTTCGACGCATTTGTCCTGACTGGCAAACTGCCTGTCTCTAAGTAGGTATCAATGCCTGCTGTCAAAATATCTGCACTTTTTCAAGACATCGAACATTGGGAAAACTTCGCCGCACACTTTTTTAACTACAAAGTGTGCGGCGATTTGCCTGGTATTTTCGGTCGAGATGAAAAGCTTGATCTGGAGGGGATTTGGCACATTCACTTGGCCACCACCTTGAATGTGCAAAGCCTATGGGCCAAGCATAGAGATCAGTACTACCGCACTACCCGCCTCAACGATCCGGACAATGATTACTGGCTGCTCTACGCGTATGACAACTACCGCGATGAATACCTGCTACTGACTATTCTTGGGCCAGATGCTCACAGTCGACAGGAATGGGGATCTTACCTGCGTAATATTCATACCCAGATTGTTGAGCCGTGGGTCGTGGGATCTGTGGTTTATCCGGATATCGATGATTAGACAGAACGACTAATTGCCACCTTCTTCGATGCAATGTTCGACCATGTCATATTCAGTGCCCCATTGACGCTCACATGAGCGGCGCAAGGTGCCTGAGTAATTGCGTTCTATGTTGTCTTTGGCAGTCCTGCGCTCTTTGGCACAATGCTCTTGCATGTCGAATTCATTGGGCCACTCTCTGGCGCAGCGGGTTGCAATTTCGTCTTTTGAGGCACGAGCTATCGCGCTCTTGGATGACTGCTGCTCTTTAATGCAGTGCAAAACCATTTCATAGTTAGTGCCCCACTCGGACTCACAGTGGGTGCGTATCGGGCCTGAATACTTACTAAGGCTGCGAACGGCGCTTCGCTGTTCTGTAACGCAATGATTGTACATATCACGATCACTGGGCCATTCATCTCGGCAATGGTTGGCGATAGCTTGCTCGTCGGACCAAGCCATGCTGCTCAAAGCCATTAAACACAACGTTGCGTAGACGTTTCTTAACATCATCCCTCTCCCTATCCCCAACCTATCGTCGATCACTTCGGCAATCCGCAATGACCCTGGAAGCCCAAGCAAATGCTTGGGCCGAAGACCCTTTCGAGGTCAACCTGACGTTAATGAAAAAACCTCAGCCATTCGACGAATGTAGCGCCTGTCATGCTCAGACATTTCCCTATACAGCGTAAGAAGCATCCTTTCATCGTCAGTCAATGAGGTGTCCAGGACCAACTTATTGTTTTCGCTAGGGTTGGGTCTGTTTTGGTTCGACATGCTCTGTACTCCATTTCTCGCATAGTCGAATGGACGTTAAAGGGGGCAATTTGGAATTTAAGCGGGGGAAGTACTCCATTACTTGAAGGACTATTCCTTTAGTTTTGTAGAAACCTCCCACATAGCACCCACGATTCGATGGACGGCTTTTTTGTCCGCGTCAGCTAATGCCCTGTATTGGTTTACCAGCTTGTCTTCGGCAACCGTAAACCCTTCGACAACCTGTGGGGTCGCGACGCCTGTGACCACGTAAAGGATGTCGACACCCTTTTCAGCCACAGCCGCGAGATAGGCCGCGTCTGGGGCTCGCTCACCCTTTTCATAGTTGTACTGACTATTTTTCGAGGCGCCAGCCACAGCCGCAAGCTCGGTCTGATTGAGCCCCAAACGCTCCCGCTCCTCTTTGAGGCGATCACCGATTCCCACATTCGTCTCCATTAAGGCTTTACAATCCCACGATCATGGGAAATACTTTGCCTGTCATCACACTAAATCACACGATCCGAGACTATGCCGAACGCATCCCACATAGAGCAAGCCTGCCAAGAGGCCCGTGATCGCTTGGGACGCCTCGGCATTACGACGCGAGACTGGGCCAAAAAGCACGAGCTCCACCCCTCAACCGTTTACGCGGTGCTCAACGGACAAAAGAAATGCTTGCGCGGAGAGGCGCACCGAGCCGCTGTTCTACTTGGTATCAAAGATGGCGAGATCACAAATTAAAGCTGCGGACGACAAGGAGAAACCAGAAGATGAAACGCCCAGTTCTAGCAACTCGCAAAGACGTTGTCAGCACAGTTATCTGCAACTATCCCGGCGGTCGTGCGCAGGCAGCTGCGTGCCTCGGTATACCGCTTAAGCGGTTTGATAATCAGGCTTACGAAAACGCCGGCAGTCGCCCACTGACGGACGAGTGCATTTTCAAACTTGAGCAGCATTGCGGGACAACCTTTCTGCCCAGTTATGTGGCGCGAATGTACGGCGGCATGTTTGTGCCGTTGGCCACTCCCGAAACGCTGGATAACGTCGAGCTGTTTAATCACTCAGTCAAAGCAGCCGCCAAGCGCGGTTGTGTCGATCAGATGATTGCCCAGGCGCTGGATGACGGGGTAATCAAAAAGCACGAGGCCGACGCCATTGTCAGCGCCTTGAGCCTTTATATGTCTGCCCGGTACGCCGAAGTGCTGGCAACGATCCAGTTGTACAGCGCAGGAATCGTGAGATGAGCACCTACAAACTCATCTGCCCCCATTGCCAGTCACGCATGCGGATTCGTACCAGCGAGGGTAAGCACATCTTTCTTCGCGTTGCGTACCTGCAGTGCATGAACGAGGCCTGCGGCTGGGCGGTACGCGCCGAGTTTGAAATGACCCACGAGATGAGCCCAAGCGGTATGGCCAACCCTACGGTCAAGTTACCCATTGCCACGACCGCGCAACGCCGAGCAGCAATGGTCAGCGTGGCCGTTTACCCCGACCTGTTGGATCAATTGGATATGGAGCCTGCCACATGAACTCAGCACCTCACATCGAGCATCAGGAATACCAGGTCAGCATGCAGTTAGCGGCACTGCATTTTCTGCAGCGCCACCAAGCTGAATACCTGGGCAACGATCAGTTGTTGTTTTGTAGGGCGGTACGGCACCTTTCCGGGGTTCTGGACGTGCCTGTGCATATGGCAGAAAAGCTAGTGACTCATGCGTATGGCGACTTGAAGTGCAGTAACAATCGCCACTTGCTGGATGTGGGCGCCAGCTCCACCACCGTAGCCGTGGTAACGGATCCGTCGAGCGGCCTGACGTGGGCGGTGCCGATCAATTTAATTTATGAACGCATCATCAACGCGACCGACACTCGCCGGTTGCGCCTCGTTACGCCTTAGCCCTTAACCCGCCCACCCCTTCCCTGCTTGCAATGGGTTTGGGTGAACTGCACCCAAAATTTGAGGTGGACCATGAAACAGCCCGTCGAAATCAGCGCCGAGTTCACTCAGCAAGAGGCGCAGGTACTGCTTGCGGAATTGCGAGCCCGTTACGGCCAGGTGCTGAACGAACTCTGGTACGGCGATCAGTTTCGTCTGGTTCCCGAAGGGTTGCGTCATGGCGCCATTCTCAGTGCCATGCCGGTGATGGCGGCTCAAAAGCGCCTGCTGGGCGCGCTCATACACAGCCTAAGTGCAGTGAAGTACTCCCAATGAATATGGAACATGATCTGCGCACCGACGTTCTTCAGCGGTTGGAGCAGCATTACGGCCTGAAACGCCGTCAACACACCGATTACATGCGTGGCGGCAAGTGTCCGGCATGCGGTAAGAAAGAGCTGTATGCCCACTACGCGAACCCTTGGCTGATCGTTTGTGGCCGTGAAGGCAAGTGCGCGCAAAGCTGGCACGTCAAAGAGCTTTATGAGGATTTGTTTGACGACTGGAGCAAGCACGCGCCGGCAACCGACCAGCATCCCAATGCAACGGCCCGCGCCTATCTGGAGTTTGCCCGCGGCTTTCGTTTTGAGCTGATTCAGGGCTGGTTTACCCAAGAGTCGTTTTATTCGGCGCAGCACAACGCCGGAAGCGCGACAGTGCGTTTTGCCTTGGAGAAAGGCGGTTATTGGGAGCGCCTGATCGACCGCCCTCACCGCTTCGGCAAGATGAAAGCCCGCTTCAAACGACAAGACAGTTACAAGGGGGTGTGGTGGTGCCCACCGTGTGTTGAGCTGTTAGAGGTGAAAGAGCTGTGGATCGTCGAAGGGATTTTCGATGCCATTGCGTTGGCGCATCACGACATCGCGGCGGTTTCGGCCATGTCATCGAATGCCTTCCCGGATGCCTCATTAAAAGAGTTGTCACGCCAACGTGGCGGCAAGTTGCCCAAGCTGATTTGGGCACTGGACAACGAGCCCGGTGCACACCGTTACACCAAGCGCTGGGTGCGGATGGCGCGCGACCTTGGCTATGTGTGCGAGGCGGCGCAGATCCCGCAGCCCGACAACCGCAAGCTGGACTGGAACGATCTGCATCAACGTTGGGGGGTGATTGATAACCTTGATAAACGCGCTGAGCGCGTTGCCCAAGACCTGAAAGCTGCCCGTTATCACGGTGCTCTGTTGATCGCTGAAAGCGCTGCTGAAAAAGGCGTACTGATGTACGAGTGGCGCGAGCGGCACGAGTTTCACTTCGGGTTCGACAGCCGTTTGTATTGGTTCAAGATGGATTTGTTGAAGTTCGATAAGGCCATGCAGACCCTTGATGCGTCTGAGCGTCAGGAGGACCAGGTACTTACCGATAGACAGCGCCGCGACAAAGCCCTGCGCCAGTGCGGCGGCGTTGTTGAGATTGCTAACTGCTATCCGCAGGCGCTGTATTTCCAGCGTAATGAAGTGACGGATGAGTCCTGGTATTACTTCCGCATCGACTTCCCGCATGACGGTAGCAGCGTCAAAAATACGTTCACCGGCAGTCAGGTGGCAGCGGCCAGCGAGTTTAAAAAACGGCTGTTGGGCATGGCCGCCGGTGCGGTGTTTACCGGCAGTGGCCAGCACCTCGACAAGATCATGAAAGATCAGCTGTTTGGGCTGAAAACGGTCGAGACCATCGACTTTATCGGCTACAGCAAGCAACACGGCAGTTATGTGTTTGGCGACATTGCGGTGCGCGGTGGCGTGCTCAGTGAGGTCAATAAAGAGGACTATTTTGAGTTCGGCAAGCTGCGTTTGAAGACGCTGCAAAAGTCCAACCCGATGCACATCCAGCGTGACGCCAAGGAGTATCGCGAAGACTGGTTACCGATGCTGTGGACGTGCTTCGGCGCCAATGGTGTGGTCGCGCTGACCTTTTGGTTTGGCTCGCTGTTCGCCGAGCAGATCCGGGCGCAGTACAAGTCGTTTCCGTTTCTGGAGGCCACCGGCGAAGCCGGCGCCGGGAAAACCACACTGCTGACTTTTTTGTGGAAGTTGTTGGGCCAAGAGAAGGAAGGTTTCGACCCTTCGAAATCCACCCGCGCTGGACGCCAACGCGCCATGGGGCAAGTGTCCAACATGCCGGTGGTGTTGATCGAAGGTGACCGTAATGAGCCGGACAAGCTGCATGCCAAGGGGTTCGACTGGGACGAGTTGAAGGAGTTTTTCGGCGGCGGGACCTTGGGCACTAAAGGCATGAAGACCAGCGGCAACGAAACCTATGAACCTCCGTTTCGCGCCACCATCGCCATCAGCCAGAACGCCGCTGTGAGCGCGTCCGAAGCGATCCTGACGCGTATCGTCAAACTGCATTTTGCGCGCCCTTCGGTGACGACAGAGAGCCGTATTGCCGCTGATAACTTGAACCAGATCCAGGTTGAGCAGTTGAGTTACTTCTTGCTCAAGGCGGTGCGGGCAGAGCCACAGGTGATGACCACGTTTGCCGAGCGTGTGGTTGTCCACGAGGAGCGTCTACGCAAGCTCAAGGACATCCGCGTCGAGCGGATTATCAAAAATCACAGCCAGATGTTGGCCCTGCTCGATTGCCTGCGGCTGGTCTGCCCGCTGGATGAAAACCAATTAGCCAGCACTCAACAGCAACTCACGGTGATGGCGCTTGAGCGTCAATCGGCAATCAGTGCCGATCACCCGTTGGTGGCCGAGTTCTGGGAGGTTTACGAGTACCTGGAAAGCCTGGGCGAAGGCCAGCAGGTGAACCACAGCGCCGATCCGAAAGTGATCGCGATCCATCTGAACGGGTTCGTCAAGTTGGCCCGAGAGCACCACCAGACGGTGGCTGATTTGAAGGTGTTGCGACCGCTACTGGAAAACTCCCGTAGTCGCAAATTACTGGATGCCAACAAATCCACTTACAGCGTGATTCACGCGGCGCAAGCGGCGGCAAACCCTTTACGTGAGAAACCAAAATCTGTGCGCTGCTGGGTGTTCCAGAGCGCTTAAACCGCTGTACTCAGAGGAACGACACCATGCAAGCACACCCCCAAAACTCTTCCGTCATTGAGGCCGTTGCGGCTCGACTCGCAATCGAAGAACGGGGACGCCCGGCGATAAAAGATGCGGGCTTAGCTGCCCTTCATCGACTGTTACCTGTAGCCCAACGTAAGACGGGGCAAAGCCGCATTGTCGGGTGCTTTCTGCTGAGCCTCTACAACGGCCATGCATTCCCCTTTCCGCTGACCGATCTGCGCGCACTGGATACGAGTTTGTTCAAAGACTGCTTAGCCCTGTTGCGCATGGATCAGCGCCCGGAAATGGAGGTGCATGAATATGTCGAGGACGGCGACGCCATTTGGTCACAACTAAAAAAGGACTGGGCCGTAAGGCAGATGTGAAACCGAAACGACCGAAAAAGAAGTGGCGCCAAGGGGCTGCAACCCCTCGACGCCGACCACCCCAAAGGAGAAGCACCATGCAAGTGAGTCAACCTCAAGGCAGCACCGTAAAGGCTACCACGAACCGTTATGACTCTCGCACCGCCGAGAAATTTGTACTGCGAATGCCTGACGGGATGCGCTCGCGAATTGAGGCCTTGGCCAGCGAACGTCATCGGAGCATGAACTCGGAAATCACCATCCGCCTTGAACGCTCTTTTATTAATACTGATTTGGTCGAGCGGCAAAGCCTGCTCATTCAGCAATTGAGTACCCGCATTGATGACCTGGAGCAGATCAATACAAATTTGCGTGAACACGTTAAAGACCTGATCGCCGACTGTGATGTGTTTAGTGAGCAATTGGGGAATGGCCATGAACAACGGTAAGGCTTTTCCGTGGAATCTGGAGCTGACGGGGATGTGTGATGTGTGCGGCAAGTCGCGTTCGCATGGCAATCATCAGAAGTGCAGTAAGAAGCGTCAGGCACTTAATCAGCAGCGCCGAGCGGAGGAAGCACAATTAGGTGTAGTACTCCCTAGAAAAAGTGCTGGGTTGTTCTGGTTACTTCGGCAGAGTTGATTGGTTAAGACTCACCCCGCAAACACGCGCAGCACGGAAAGGCCAAGTAACGGGCCTTTCCTGTTTTCACGCGCTGGGCAGTTATTCAAGACAGGGTGCGGGAATAAACATGGCTGATGGTGTAGAGGCCCGTGGCAATTCGGTGCGGGTGTATTTTCGTTTTAATGGAGAGTTGTGCCGGGAGCGAATATCCGGTGGCAATACAGCGGCCAATCGTGAGCATGCACACCGCCTTGTGAACATCATCGAATACGAAATACAAACCGGAACGTTCAACTACAGCAGGCACTTCCCCCTTTCAGCCAGACTGGTCGAAAACACGTTTGGTCATTACCTGGACCTTTGGCTGAAGATCAAAAGCAACAGTGTTGCCGCAACCTCTTATCGCGGCTACAGCAACAAGGCAGAAGTGCATGTACGGCCGCGCTGGGGAAAAGTCCAAATTGAGCAGATTGATCACATCGACTTGCAAGAGTGGGTGCAGGACACACTGTCAAAAAGACTCAGTAACAAAACCATCCGCGACATCGTCAGCAATGTGCGCCAAGTGTTCAGGCTCTACCGCACTCGTATGAAGGTCGCGCATGACCCAACAGAAGGGTTATTTGTACGTCTGCCCGATCCAGAAGCACCAGACCCATTCACCAGGGCGGAAATAAGGCAGATCCTTGAAACGCCGTCCGAGCGAACGCAAGAGTTGTTTATGGTGCAGTTCATGATTTGGGCGGGGCCACGGGTGTCAGAAACCATAGCTCTAGCTTGGGAGGATGTCGACTTAAAACAAGGGATGGTAACCTTCCGCCGATCCAAGGTGCGCGGGGCTTATCGGGTGACGAAAACACGGCGTTCGACGCGCAAGGTTAGATTGTTAGAGCCTGCATGGGATGCACTGCGCAAAATCGACATAATGAATAAGAAGAATCCGGAAACGGTCGATATCGTTGAGCGGGACAACAAAACAGTGCGAAAGCACACATTGCACTTCGTCTTCTTAAACAGCAAAAGCGGCTTGCCACACGCCAATGACTTTGTCGTGCGTGATCGGTTCTTTAAAGCTCATTTACTGGCTGCTGGAGTGAGGTATCGCGGACCGGGGCAGTGCCGGCACACCTATGCGAGTCAATTGCTGACTACAGGGGTTGTCTCGATAGACTGGATTGCTGAGCAGATGGGGCATACGAATGGGAATATGATCCGGCAGCATTATGGGACTTGGATTAATGAGGACGGGCCGGATGTGGTGGGGATGTTGGAGGTTGCTCTGAAGATTCAGCCTAAAAATTGAGATCTGAGGCTCATTAGTACTAACTGCCGGTAAGCACGAGAAAATCCTGACTATGGAACAATAAACCTCTTAAATTCGCGTGGAAACTCGTGATTGATGTCTTGTTTCAAGTGATGAAGATTAATTTTTTGGAAAGAGTCTTCATAAGGTATTGTAAGTACATCGATCTGTGTTGCCACACCTAAAACAAGTCCGGTCTTCGGAACAACTTCAGAGGGCATACCAATATGTATGACCAGCCCGTCAAAGTAGAATCTATAAAAAGGCACTGTTTTTTTATATTGGAATCTAAATCTTCAATGATTTTTACCGACGTAATCGGACTCATATTTTGTCGTTCCCCGATAGTCGATAACTGAACAAGCTCTACAGAGAAGAGCATAGGGTCGCCCGAGTCTGATGCGAGAATCATGTCTCGCAGTTGATGTTGCTGAGCGAGAGAGAGATTAATTTCTGCTGCTACCGGTAGCGTTGAAACCGCCCAACGCCATAGAAGAGATAGGAAGAAAAGGCGGATTTTATCTTGATTTTCAAATGAAACTCTTCTGTACCCTTTAGCTCCACTGAATATACGGTGCAGACTTGGCTCAAGGCACGGAGCCTCTCCCCAACTGCTCCACACTAGCTTGTGCATTCGCAATACGGTTATCGCATAACTATCTAGGTCTGCTAAGACGTCCTCACCTTTACGGGTAACGATTTTCGGGTCATACCAGCTCGTGAAACTCCGTGTTGGGCGGACACGGTTTCCCGCTGACACAAAATATGCCCCCGGAAACACCGGTGCGGACAAGGCCTGCGGGATTAAATGGGATTTTACAAAAGTGCCATTGGCACCTGTCAGCAAGCATTTTCCTAAGGCCATTTCCATCTCCTATAGCATGTCGTCAATCGTAATTGCTCACACAACCTATACGCCAAATAAAAAAAGAGTGCACTTGGTCAAAACAGCCCATTTTACCGAATCGGCGCTCATGTAAAGGTCCACTTACCCAGTCTAGAAAGACCCCATGACTGTACGCATGTTCCCATTTTGTTCCCATATCACCCTTTTTCCACACGCCAGAAACCACAAACCCCCGACTTTCTCTAGGAAAATCAGGGGTTTGTGTTTACTTAATGTGGCGGTGAAGGAGAGATTCGAACTCTCGATACAATTTCTTGTATACACACTTTCCAGGCGTGCTCCTTAAGCCACTCGGACACTTCACCGTATCTCTTCAAACATGTTCTGTCTGTCGAGGCGCGCTAATGTAGTCGAAAGCTTTCGATATGACAAATGTTTTTTTCAGAATTTTCATGCGGTTACGGGGTTCGGCGTTTTTACGCCACAACTTAAGGGGGTATATCTGCCATTTTCCAGCCTTGGCACTCCGACGCCTATACGGCAACCCTCAGGCACGCTGGCGTCTATATAGAAGGCGCGGGGCATTTGTCTGACTCATCAGTCAGTCTCCGCGCTTTACCTGCGACGTGGGGCTGGGTAACGTCTGCCTCACTTCAATACAAGGAATTGCGCCATGAGTGACTTGATTGCTTATCACCTAGAAGACGGTATCGCTACGCTGACCCTGAACAATGGCAAGGTAAATGCTATTTCCCCGGATGTGATTGCTGCCTTTAATGCAGCGCTGGATCAGGCGGAACAGGATCGGGCGGTGGTGATTATTACCGGGCAGCCGGGCATTCTGTCGGGCGGTTATGACTTGAAGGTGATGACGGCAGGTCCCGAGCAAGCAATTGATCTGGTCACTAAAGGGTCGACGCTGGCTCGTCGCCTGTTGGCGCATCCTTTTCCTGTCGTAATTGCCTGCCCTGGCCATGCAGTCGCCAAGGGGGCATTTCTGCTGTTGTCAGCGGATTACAGCATCGGCGTCGAAGGCCCATTCAGTATTGGTCTTAATGAAGTGCAAATTGGCATGACGATGCACCACGCCGGGATTGAGCTGGCCCGCGACCGGTTGCGCAAATCGGCTTTCCATCGCTCGGTGATCAACGGTGAGATGTTTAACCCGCACACTGCGCTAGACGCAGGCTTCCTCGATCTAGTGGTCAAACCCGAAGAGTTGCAGGCGAAAGCCTTGGAAGTGGCCCGCCAGTTGAAGAAGATCAATATGAAGGCGCACAAGAACACCAAACTCAAAGTGCGCAAAGAGTTGCTGGAGACGCTGGACAAGGCAATCGAGTTGGATCAACACCACGCCGTATGA